GATTATCTTCAGATTGGTGGAACAATCAATTCTTTTATTATGATGCGTGAAGGTGACATTATCTCTGCATTTGCTACGCAACAAATGACATTGCTTGTGTCGTTGATTGAAGAAAACAATATTATTCAGGGTGGTTAAATGAAAGATAAAAGACTTGACAGAGCAGGTGTTTCAGGGTATAATAAACCTAAGCGTACTCCTAACCATCCTACTAAGTCACACGTTGTAGTTGCTAAAGTCGGTGATCAGGTCAAGACTATACGTTTTGGTCAACAGGGTGTTAAGGGTGCAGGTAAAAACCCTACGTCAGCTAAAGACAAGGCACGTAAAAAATCCTATTATGCACGTCACAATGCACAGGATTCTAGTCCTTCAAAGCTGTCTGCACGATACTGGTCACATAAGGTCAAATGGTAATAGATTCTAGTTACAATCATTTAATCAATATAGAATTTTTAAAATACAACAACAAAGTAAAACTCTTTCTTCATGTGCAAGTAGAAGATTGGAGTGCTAAACTAAAGAAACATTTTTTACATCTCTTGACTTTACTAGGTGAATGTTATTGTTTAGTCGATGACAAACAAACTGTAAAGTTTGCACAGTTACATGGAGCTAAGTTAGTTAAAGAAGCTCCAAGTCAAGGTAAATATTTATATATGTTGAGGTTCAATTAATGGGAACAAGTACTAACGATACCTCTAATAACGATGAAGGTTTCTTCACTGGTACGTTTGATGATCCCGGTGAACCCGGTTTTAGTGGCCCTGCTTATGAAGGTCAAGACTCTGATCCTTCTCAAGATGTAAGAGAGTCTGCAACAGAACCCGGTAAAACATACAACTTTAATATTAATCGTGAAGCTGATTTCTCTGTAGATGAGCAGGGTAGACGTGTGTATGAAACACTAGACCCAACTCAGCAAGCATTATATGAAGCGTCAGGTCAATTTGATAAATTAGATCAACTATTTAAAAGTGGGCAGACTGCTTATCTACGTGATGATGGTACATTAGTTAGTGAAGAATATCAAGATGATGAAACAATTAATCTTATTGAAAGTCAATTTGATGCTCTTGATGCGGTAGCAACTAATCCATTATATAAAGATAAACAAACACTACTAACATATGATGGGCAACTTTTAGTTGAAGACCCTAATATGTTTGATCAGTTTATGACTAAAGCAGGTGCGGCATTTGCTAATACTGTTATGGGTCAACTTGGTGGTGCGTTTCTTGCTCCCCTTGCATTTAAATTATCACCGGGTCCAATAGGTGCTAAACTAGGTTATGAAGTAGGCCAGTTTATAGGACAGCAAGGATTATTTGGAATTGATACACAAACAATTTCAGCACGTGCTTGGGAAAATCCTATTACTCAAGAGAATATTACAGAGCAAGTATTTACTAATCCTATTACTGGTGAAGAAATCCGTACCTTTACAACAGCGACTGAGTTTGCTGAACGTGCGGCTGAAGAAGAACGACTTAAAGAATTGTATGAGTCAGGTGAAGAACAAGGAAATGTTCAAGCATTCTCTGAAGCAGTTGCAGGAACACGTAAACCTTCATGGCGTGACTATGTAGATACTAGTTTTGGTAACAGTTTCTATAGTAATTTAGTTGGCGGCGGGGCTCTTGACACATTATCAGAACCTATCCGTGACTCTATTATCCTTGGTAAAATTGTAGCTGAGGGTGGTAATCCTTTAGAAGCTCTAGTCACTACATTTGGTGATGATGTAGATGAGATGTTAGGGTTATCTGACTTAGCATCTAATGCACTGGATGAAGTGTTTGATCCTGAGACTGCTCAGTTTATCCGTGACAACCGTGATCTAGCTCAGTTAGGAGCAGACATTGTAGTCTATGGTAAAGATCCGTCACAAGCCATTGTAGAGCGTTATGGCTCAGGTATCTTAGACTATCTAGGTGCTGATACTAAAAACCAAAAAGCACTAGGACAAGCGGCACTGAATGTTGGTGTAGCTTTGGATCAAGGTGTTGAACGTAATGAAGCGTTAGGTAAAGGTGTTATTGATTATTTCCGGCAAGGAGGTACAATAGACACTTTAGATGTAGATTCATTTACTCAACCACTAAAAGACTTTGCAGGTGATTTAGATTTATCATTTGATTGGTTATCACTTCCGGTAGATTGGAAGACAACTATCGGTAACTTTAACTTAAATGCTAATGATCTAATCGGTAAAATACCTAATCCATTTACTTGGATTGATGAAGGTGTAGACTGGGATCAATTTGATTGGCAGGGTTTAAAAGGCTCAATTGATCTAAGTCAATTTACTTTAGATGATTTCTTTAGTAGAGGAATTACTCTAGACGATATGCAGGATGTCGGGATTAAAGTAACTGACATTGATCCTGACTTTGATACTGATCAGTTTTTATTTGATATGGCTTTAGCATCTGAGAAGTATCCCGGTCAGTTTACTACTGCTGATGGAGACTATGTAGAACCATTAGCCTATGATGTATCACGTATCTCTGATATCAATGATGATAGTTTAGCACGTAAGATACTAAAACGTACCTATTGACAAATACTTAAAAGTGTGGTAAAATAGTTCTATGACATACTTAAATCTTGTAAACTCCGTTTTACGGAGACTGCGTGAAGATGAAGTTACTACAGTTGAAGAATCCGATTATTCTAAATTGATTAGTGACTTTGTTAATGACGCTAAACGTTTAGTTGAAGATGCATGGGACTGGACAGCATTGCGTTCTACCTATACATTTAACACTGTTGCCGGTACTAACACATACTCATTGACTGATTTTACTATCCGGTCTAAAGTATTGTCTGTACATAATGAAACTACTAATCGAGTTATTCTTCAAGAATCGTTAGCACGTATCCGTGAAAAGTATTTAGCTAATGATGGTGCTCAAGGTGGTATTGAATACTGGGCTATTGATGGTGTAGATTCTAACAATGATATGAAGCTACGCTTTCACATGGTCCCTAATGCAGTCAACTCTATTAGTGTCTATGGTGTCAAGCGCACTGCTGATTTATCTTCAGATACAGATACAACTGCATTACCTACATTAGCTATCATTCAGTTTGCCTATGCCTTTGCACTACGTGAGCGTGGTGAAACTGGTGGTCAGTCAGCTTCAGAGCAAATTATCTTTGCACGTCAAGAACTGTCTAACCAAATTGCCTTGGACGCAGGGCATCATCCTGATGAGACTATCTGGAATAACTAATGGCTAAGACTCTTGAAAGTATTGCGATTCAGGCTCCGGGTTTCTTTGGTCTGAATACGCAAGACTCTCCTACATCATTGCCTGAACAGTTTGCATTGGTTGCTGATAACTGTGTCATTGACCAGTTTGGACGTATTGGTGCTCGTAAAGGTTGGTCTTATGAGACTACATCAGGTGCTGATGATATTGTAATGATTTCTGAGTTTGTTAAGTCTGATGGAACTACAGAAATTATTAGTGCATCTGCAACAAATATCTACAAAGGTACAACAACACTCACAAATATTACCCCTGCATCACATACGGTGTCAGATGGTTTATACGATCATGCTACTTTAAACGGAGTACATTACTTGTTCCGTGAGGGGTCTGATCCTATTTACTATGATGGGACAACTTGTGATGAAGTTAACGCACACGCAGACTACAGTGGTACTGTACCTTCTGGTGATATTGTGCAGTCTGGATTTGGTAGACTCTGGGTTGCCAAAACGTCAACCAATAATACCACAGTGTACTGGAGTGACTTGCTTACAGGATTCAAGTGGGACACTGGTAGCTCTGGTAGCATAGATATTTCTAAGGTATGGCCTGATGGTGCTGATGAAATAACAGCACTGGCTGTTCATAACAATTTTTTAGTTATCTTTGGTAAGCGGCAAATTCTTGTTTATCAAGGAGCTAATGATCCTGCAACTATGCAGATTGTAGATACTGTTGTTGGTATTGGTTGTATTGCTAGAGACTCTATTCAAACAACAGGGACGGATTTATTATTTTTATCTGATTCTGGGTTAAGAAGTTTTGGTAGAACTATTCAAGAAAAATCTGTGCCTCTTACTGATATTAGTAAAAATATTAGAACAGAGTTGACTACTTATTTACAGTCTGAATCCGGTAATATTTTTTCTGTTTACTCTCCAGAAGAAGCATTCTATTTACTTCACTTACCTACCACTAATATCACCTACTGTTTTGACATGAGAGCACCACTGCAGGATGGTTCTCATCGAGCAACACAATGGGATACTATCGGACCTCAAGCCCTATGTAGAACTAGAGACGGTGACTTGTTGCTAGGTAAAACGTTAGGTATTGCAAAATACACGGGCTATAGTGATAATGGTACAGCATACCAGATGTCGTACTTCACTAACTACATTGACTTTGGTTCTCCATCAAATCTTAAGTTACTTAAAAATCTTAAGATCACAGTAATTGGTGGTAGTGCTACGGATGTAACTCTTAACTGGGGTTATGATTACTCCTATGCATATAAAAAGAAACGCTTTACATTATCTACTCAAGTATTAGCTGAGTACAACATTGCAGAATATAACATTGGTGAATTTAATGCCGGTGTCTTGGTAAACCGCCCAACAGTAAATGCTAGTGGTGGTGGTCAAGTAGTACAACTTGGTGTTGAAGCAGAAATTAATGGGTCTCAAGTATCTATTCAGAGACTAACAGCGCAAGCTATTATTGGAAGGACTATCTAATGTCAAACTATACTAAGACAACAAACTTTACTGTCAAGGATTCTTTGGCATCGGGCAACCCTGCCAAGATTATTAAAGGCGGTGAAATTGATGATGAGTTTGATGCAATTGCGACAGCAGTTGCTACTAAATCAGATTCAGCATCACCAACATTTACAGGTACGGTAACTGCACCGACTGTAACAGTGACAGGAACCCTCACTGCAGGGACTATTGATGGGGGAACTTACTAATGCCATTGTCCGATCAGTTGACAGGATTGCTTGGAGGAGCAGGTCAACTTGCCACAGCATACCTGCCATATGAAGCATCACAGGATATTATTGATTATCTAAAGCAACAGGGGCCATCGCTTGCAGGTCAAGCAAAAGCGATTGGACAAGAGGCGGCACAGGCGGCAGAGTTTCAACCGTTTGCTGTAACTACTGGCACAGGTACAACACAGGTTGGACCGGGTGGAGCAGTAACGCAACAGCTTGCAGAAACTCCACAGGCTATTCAACAAGGATTACTACAACAAGCTCTTGGTCAGATTGGTGGTGTAACTCCAACAGCGCAAGATCTCTTTAGTCAAATGCAGGCAATGCGTCAGCCTGAACTTGAGCGTCAACAACAAGCATTAGAGAATCGGTTGTTTGCTCAGGGACGTGGCGATGTAACTACAGCGGCATACGGCGGTACACCTGAACAACTAGCTATGCAGAAAGCCATACAAGAACAACAGTCTGCTGACTTATTATCTGCAATGACTACCGCACCCTCTTTAGCCGGTCAGAATATCCAAAACATTCAGGGACTCTTGAGTGCAGGATACCTACCACAAGCTCAGATGACAGCGGCTATGCAACCTGCAGTCAATCTTGCTAACATTGCTCAAGGAGCACAGCAGGGTATGTCAGAGGCATTGTATAAGGGTGGCATTGCAGGTCTTGAAACACAAGCGGCGGCTGATACAGCAGTTGCAGGACTGGAGCAAGCACGTGTACAATCATTGGCTGATGCTCTGTCTGGATTGTTTGCAGGAGGTACTAAATACAACCCTGCTACTGGACAATTTGAAACACAACAATCAGATTTTGAACGTATCCTTGGGTACTTCTAGGAGTTATCATGGCTGACAACAGTTTAATTAGGGATTTGCTTAAGACCCCAGAGCAACTACGTGCTGAACGCTTTGATCAACTCCGTGAGAGTGCAAGGGCTAGAGCACAATTAATGGGTGGTGGTCCTGCAACTACAGCACTGCCGGGTTTATTGACTGGTCTGGCTCAACAGTCTATGGTAGCACAGGCTCCAATGGCTGAACAGATGCGTCAGCGTGGTTTGTTAGGTTTATCTTCTATCGCCGGTGCTATCCCTTCAGGGACAACTAGACAAGATGGTATTGTAACTCCAATTGATACACGCAGTATGACTACAGGTACACCTAGAGAGTTAAGTACTTTTATTCCAGATGGTAGAAACCAAGAGTTAGCACGTGAGTTAGCTGTTGCATCAATGACACCTGAAGAGCGTGTTCAAGCTCAGACACGTGGAATACTTCAAGCCGGTGGTACTAAGAAGCCTGAAGAGTTATTAAAGTTAGCAGAGCAACTACGTGCGGCAGGACGTTTTGATCTTGCAGAAACATTTGAAACACGTGCTAAAGCATTGGCTGATACAGCTAGAGGCAAAGCGGCGATTAAAGCAGTTGGAGATTCTTTAGTTAGAGAAGCGGCCCAAGTTGATGATCCTGCAATCAAAGAACGTTTGATGCAAATCAATGCGCTGTTAGTTGCCGGTAAAATTGAACCTGATAAAGCATTAGAGATGGCTGAACAGTTACGTGAAGGTACACAGATAGACACAACTTCACCAACTAAAATGGAATTAGATTTAGTATCTTACACTATTAAAGCAAGCAAAGACCTAAAAGAAATGGTTGATATTATGTCAACTACTGAAACTCTTGGAGGATGGTTGCCTGATAGTGTTGATGAAGAAGTTGTTGGTAGTGTTGAGGGTGCTATTGCTTGGAGATCACGACAAATACTTGACAAAGGAAAAGGCAAGATCTCACCTCAACAAGCAGTCGAGCAAGCAACTAAAGAACTGTTTGAAGAACACCAAAAGAAAGAAAAATCTAAACAGCCTAAGAAAAATCCTGCACTAAAGAAACAGGACGTACTACCAGAAGATGAAGCACGTTCACGTGCAATAGAAGGGGCAAGTGCCTAATGGCAACACTGGTTGAACAATTCCTCAAGTCTGAAGGCATCAACCTTAATCCACTAGAGCAGATACTAGAAGAGTCACGTTTAGCAGAACTTTCTGAGGAGCGTGATCCAGTAATAGCCTCTAATGTAGAGACTGCTCAAGGCCGGGTATTAGGTAAGATTGAACAGCAGTTACTTGATGGTGAGACTGTAAGATTTCCTGATGGATCTTTTCAGAAGTTAGAGTATGATGAGAGCATGGGGGAGTCTAAAGAGTATTGGGCTAACATTGGTGCTCAGGAGTACACACGTCAGTTAGAAGAACAAACAGGTTTTGGTGATACGTTTGCTTACTATGCAATGGAACCAATCCTTGGACTTGCTGAAGCTCTAGAAAATATCGGCATGTTTGATATTAATCTGGATGAAGAGAAGGCACAGTTCTTTAAAGATAGTGCAGAGGTTGCGTCAGCAGATAACCCAGTGTTAGGCACAGTCGCTATGCTTGCCGGTAGTGCAACTGCATTGGGTACAGCGGCACTCACCAGAGCAGGAACAGTAGCCGCTAGAGGTGTAGCCGCATTAGGTGGTGGTACAACAGCACAGCTTGCTACCTCTGGTGCTGTTTCTGGTGGCCTGTACGGGTCTTTAATACCTGAACTGGAGCAGGGTACTAACCGTGGTGCAAACATCGCTCTAGGAGCAGTAGGCGGCGGTATAGCTTTACCTGCATTACGTGGCATCAACATTGCTATGCGTCAAGCGGCGGCAAGACGTGCTGAACGGGAGATGGCAGGGATTGCGGCAGTCGATCAAACAGTACAGCCTGCACCGGCTGATCCTAAAACCAATGTCGGAAAAGCAATGCAATATGTTGGCAATGGAGTAGATTATGTTTTAGGTACTCTACACACCCGTATTGCCGCATTGAGTCAGCCAATTGCTAACAAACTGCGTAGGTTTGAGTTTGAAAGTAAAGAAAGAACTACTGCATTGTATAAAGAATCTGCTCCTTTAGTTGAAGGATTCTTAAAAATTACTGGTAAGTCTAAAGATGATTTGTCAATGGCCTTGTTTAACCGTAGGTTTGACATTGCAGAAAATATAATTAAACGTGAAGCTCCAGACTTGTTACCAGAATTCCGTAAAGTTCAAGCAAAAATTAATGATATTAAAGAGCAGTTAATCTTAGCAAAGTATGATCTAGAAGACGCACCTGCAGGGTACTGGCCTAGGCTTGTCAAAGACTACCAAGGATTAATGAACAAACTAGGTGCAAATGAGCGTACACAAATTAATACAGCGTTGCGTGAACGGGCGGCTAAAGAAAACTTAAGTGTAGAACAGCTTGATCCGTTAGTACGGACGCAAGTTATTAACGGCGTACTTAAAACACCTATTCAGGGTAAGGTCTCTATTAAGGCTTCAAGCTACGGTAAAGGACGTGTAATTGATGATGTGACTGAAGAGTTGTTACCCTACTACGCCACACCTGAAGAGTCATTAGAGTTTTTCTATCGGTCAGCATCTCACAACTTAGCCAAAGCTAGATTCTTTGGTGCGATGGATGATCCTACTAGTATGGCTAACTCTGTAGGCAAACTGATTGATGAAGAAAGAGCATCTGGTAGGTTATCAGATAAACAAATTGATATTCTTTCTGGTATGCTACAGTCACGTTTCATTCAAGGTGAGAGAAGTCCTAACGCATTCTTCAAAGCTGTGCGTGAAGTAGGCTATGCTACCACTATTGCTAACCCCCTGTCAGCACTGGTTCAGTTAGGTGATACCGCTTCAGCCGCTATCATGCATGGACTACGGAATACTATTGCCGCCATGTTTGGCAAAAAGACTATCAAGTTAGACACAGTGGGCATGCAAGATCGGATTGTCCAAGAACTTGAAGATACTAGCGGTATGCTAAACAAACTATTCCGTTGGTCTGGTTTTAAAGCAATTGATAAATTTGGCAAAGAAACTTTACTGAATGCCGCATACCGTAAATCAGTAGCAATGACTAGTACTGAAGCAGGACGTAATGCTTTCCGCAAGAAATATGGTAAAGTATTTGGGGATGAGATTGAAGGTCTAATGGAGGATTTACAGGCAGGGAATATTTCTGACAATGTAAAGTTCCATATGTTCAATGAACTTTCAGATGTACAGCCAATATCTTTGTCTGAAGTTCCTCAAGGATACTTAGATAATCCTAATAGTGGACGTGTTGCATATATGCTAAAGACGTTTACTCTGAAGCAGTATGATCTCATCCGGAAGAACATTATTCAGGAAGCCAAAAGAGGTAACATTGGTGCGGCAACGACTTATGCTATCCGTTATGCGGCATACATGTCTATCATGAACGGAACAATTCAAACCATACGTGATGGGTTACAAGGGAGAATCACTAGCACAGATGAAGCTATTGAAGTATTCCCAGATGCTATGTTGTGGGAAGGATTGTCAGTATTAGGGTTTAATAAGTACATGTCAGAACGCTACTTGGGCGGCGGAGATCTACGTGGTTTAGTTGGTAGCGTTCTTATACCGCCAACTCCACTAGCTGATGCGGCGTTTAAAGAGTTTAGTGATATGTTTGCGGGATCAGAAAGTAGTCGGGAAGCGGCTATAGAACCTATCCTTAAATCAACTCCAATTGTTGGACCTGCATTACCTTTATTGGCTATGTGGTACAACTTTATGTTTGGTGGGTTTGAAGAGTACCTTAAGAAACAGGACGATAAGAACAAATAAAGTAAAAAAGCCCCCATTGCGGGGGCAACTCACTGGAGAGTGAAACTAATCAACCAACCCGTATACATCCCCGATCATTATTTTAACAAATGGGATGTT